TAAAGGGATATTACGGTAATTTTGTAAACTCAATTCAGGGATTTATAGAAAATATGTCAGGCTTTTTGGACTCGGAATTTAAGCAAAAAGCTGAGATAATACAAACAACTCAATTTAAAGAATTGGAGTCACTAGGAGATAAAATTGAAACAGAACTAGAACCGGTCAACGAGGATAGCGTCAAAGTGTGTTCTGCTGATAAGGCCGAATTGAAGGCAAAATTGATTAAAGATTTGGCAAGTTTTAAAACAATATTAAACAGAACAGATGATGACCAGAGATTAATATCTAAAATTTTTAACTATGCTAAAGATCCAATATTGAAAGAACATTTCCCAGTTCAACTTCCAGAAACGGAGAAACTTAAAACTGTAGAATTTGAATTGAAGAATAATATAATAAGTATAATAGAGGATACATTGAATAATAAAGCGGGATCGTGTATTTCGCGAGATACAATTCAACCTATTCTAAAATATAGGGCAAATGTGTTGGCCTTATCTTACTTGGAATTGATATTGGATAATATACTAAAAAATACAACAGCGGTCAAGCCTCAGGAAATTCGTAAACAGTTTGTTGAACTATCGATCATATTATCATCCGAAGCTGTATTTGGAAATAATGTCAGTTTACCTCTAATAAAATTCACAGGGAGCAAGATTGAAAAATTGGGATATAAAAAATCTTATAAATTTGAAGTTCCTAAAAATATACCCGATTTGAAGATGGGGAAGATAAAAATAAACCTTTTGCCAGAGAAGGGTTATCTGACTGTGAATTTATATCTATTTAATGGAATAGAAATGATTGATGATACCCCAACTCCAACCTATGTATACTATTCAATGGACACTTCGAGCGGAAGTTCATTTTCATTCAAAGTGGAAGGGCAAAGAGTATCGTATGATTCAATATGAAATTAATAGAAAAATTTTTAAATAAGCTGTCATTGGATGAACGAATCTCCGATGGTATTTTTAGAATAGAAAACAACCAACATTTAGATATATTTCAAGAATATCTAGAAAATATGGGTGCTGATATAGAGGAAGCTGTAACCGCTCGTAATAGAATGGTCGAGGGTAAATATCCTGAGAGACAAGCTTATAACGTAAATGGTATTTTGGTGACATTCCCAACATCAGAATATAAACAGAAAGCGATTGAGAGAGGGACTCATTTTGAGATTAACCCAAAGAAACAACAGCCAAATGTAGATTTTGGAGATAAGACCGATCCGGAAACAAAACCCGTTCAATCTGAACCAACCGAACCCGCTGTAGAACCTGCTGTAGAACCTACCCCACCCCCACAAATCACGCCCACACCGTCCATCGCTGCACCCGTCGAGGTTCCGACTCCGGCAACGAAAACTGTATCCGCTCCCGTTATGGTTCTTCCTCCCGGAGAATTAAAAAGAAGAGATGACGATGAACAAAAAAAAGCTCAGGCAGAATACGTTGAGAAACTTTTAAAAACCGAACCGCCTAATGGTTACACATCTAAGGGTTACACTTTGGAGGAGGCCAAACAATTTGACTTTTATAACAAAGGTTACAAGTGGTATACAACGGATGGTGTTTATGTTGGAATACAGTGTTTTGATGAAACATTAAACCGAATAGTTATCAAAGATGTATGAAGATACAACTTCTGTGTACCTTTTCATCGGAACGTGAATATAGGGACACAATTTCCACTATAACGAAATTATATACATTGCCGGATAAAAAATTATTTGTTTTTAGAGACGGTAAGGATCCCAATTCAATATTAATTACATATAACGTATTGCTTGAAGATAAATTTACAAAATTTAAATCAACAATATCAGTTCACAGAAAAAAAACTACAAGCACATTGTTTACTCTTAATGCTATGAATAGAGTAATAGAGGAAGAGAATGGCGGAGTGTTAGATAAATCATACCAAATCGATTGGGAACTTTATAGAAATTGTTTAATACTTACAAATAGTTTAGGCGGATATTCTATAATAGATTTAGATTTTTTAAAAGTTGTAGAAATTTAGTATAACTAATTTTCTAATTTAAAATAACTTTCCTTTGTAATAATCTCAGTGTAGTCTCTACTTATGATTAGTGGTAAGACTAAAAATTAACTGAGTGGTTATCAATTATCTTATTTAACTAATTAACAATTAATAATTAATAAATTATGTCATTAAACATCGATAGAATAAAGAGCCGTTTGAACTCTCTTTCAAACTCAAACACAAAGTCAACCCTCATTTGGAAGCCAAGTCCTGGTAAGCAAGTAATTCGGATTGTCCCTTATAAGCACAATACCGAGAATCCTTTTATCGAACTCAAGTTCCATTATGGATTGAACGGTAAGACTTATATCTCACCGGACAGTTTCAATCGCCCAGACCCCATTGTTGAGTTTAGCAATAAGCTCAAGAAATCCGGAGATAAGGAAGAGTGGAAGTTTGGTAAGAAGCTGGAACCCAAGATGCGGACTTTCGCTCCTATCCTCGTAAGAGGTCAGGAAAGTGAGGGAGTTAAGTTCTGGGGTTTCGGTAAGAATGTTTACCAAGAAATCCTCTCTGTGATTTCCGATCCTGATTATGGTGATATCACCGAATTGGTCAATGGTCGTGATATTGTGGTCGAGTTCAAGACGATTGAAGAAACGGGTAAACAGTTCCCCGAGACTACAATCCGAGTTAAGCCCAACTCTTCTCCGGCAGTCGATCCTAATAATAAGGAGCTGATCTCCAGAATTCAGAACCAAACAAACATTTTGGATTTGTTTCCGGAACTGAGTTACGACGAACTCAAGAACGTAATGGATGCTTGGTTACACTCGGAAAACGGAGAGAACGAGTCAACTACGAGCGCCACAGAGGAAACGTCCGCCGTTGCGACATCTGATGTAACATGCGACGTTACACCCACAGCTGATAAAGTTGTAACTTCAAAGAAATCGCCAAGTGCAGCTACGTCTAAGTCAAACACCGACGACGTATCGAAAGCATTTGACAATTTGTTCAACTCGTAATAGTATAGTAAACATAACGGGGAGAGGTATTCCCTCTCCCCTTTTTCTTTAAAGTAACACTATGGCAAAAAATAAAAGCACATCGAAAGTAGAATTTGATCCGAAACTGGACCGTGACGATCTAATAACATCACTCGCTTCTGAATTAAATAAAAATTCAAAGGATGGCAAGGTTGCGTATTTCTTGGATGAACACGATGACCCATCGACGGTATCCGACTGGATTTCGACGGGTTCATCGATATTGGACTTGGCCATAAGCAATCGTCCGCACGGCGGATTGCCTGTCGGCCGGATGATTGAATTTAATGGACTTGAGGGTACGGGGAAGAGTCTACTGGCCGCTCATGTTGTCGCCGACACGCAGAAAAGAGGTGGCGTAGCGGTGGTCATTGACACTGAGAACGCTGCCGCCCCCGCATTTTGGGCAAGTTTGGGTGTGAATCTCAAAAATCTACTCTACGTTCAATCTGAGACGGTGGAGGATATTTTCGCTAAAATGGAAGAGATGATTGCAATTGTGAGAAAGTCAAATAAAGATAGAATTCTCACAATCATTGTAGATTCTGTAGCAGCAGCTTCTACAAAGGTTGAACAAGAAAGTGACCACGGTAAAGATGGTTATGCTACAGGTAAGTCTATTATTATCAGCAAAGCAATGAGAAAGATAACCAATATGATTGGTCGTCAAAAGGTTCTTATTATATTCACAAACCAATTGAGACAGAATTTGAATGCCATGGCCTTCGGCGATAAGTGGATCGTCAGCGGCGGAAAGGCTTTGGCCTACCACTGTTCTGTGAGAGTGAGACTTAACAACACCGGTAAACTCAAGCGAGGTGACGATGTTATAGGTAACAAGTGTAAAGCTGTGGTAGTTAAAAACAGAATGGGTCCTCCACAGAGACATGCTATGTTCGATATTTATTTCGATAGTGGAATTGCTGACTATGCAAGTTGGTTGGAGGTATTGAAGCTCAATTCTATTGTGAAACAGAGCGGACCATATTATAAATATACAACTGATGACGGACGAGATCTACAGTTTCAGACAAAGGATTTCGTAAAACTGTTAGATAATGAACCGATACTCAAGGAAGAAATCTATCAGAAAATTTGCGATTCTGTAATCATGAAGTATAAGGATCCCAATTCTAAAATAGTAGAAGATGCCACCGTTGATTCCAATGAGGATGTTGCGGTTTCGACAGATGAGTAATCCTTTATGGATATAAACGCATCTGATAAAAAGAAGTTATATTCTCTTTTTGCGAATGTTAAGGACGAGATACTTGATGGGGGGTTGAATAAAACCCAATCCTCCGACGTTCTAATAATCGACGCTCTTAACCTGTTTATTCGTTCTTTTTCGGTTTTACCTTACATGAACGACGATGGCGTTCACACAGGAGGGATTTCCGGTTTTCTAAAAAGTCTTGGGTATGCCATAAAACTCTTCACCCCGACCAGGTGTATTATAGTATTTGACGGAACGGGCGGAAGTGTCAAACGCAGGAAATTGTATCCTGAGTATAAAAATAAAAGAAAAACCAAAGTTAGACTAAATAGAACGTATGCCGATAACACATCAGCAGATGATGAGGAACGCAATCTCAGAAAACAATTAATAAGAACGGTTAATTACCTGGATTGTTTGCCCCTTACAACGATGGCCATAGATAACGTGGAAGCCGATGATGTCATTGCATATCTGGCACAGGATAAGTTTAAAGATAATAATATAACCATAATGTCGGCGGACAAAGACTTCTTACAATTAGCAAGTCAGAGGGTAAAGATATGGAGCCCCACTAAGAAAAAGTTATATGGTTGTGCTGAAATATTGACGGAATATGGAATTAGTTGTGAGAACTATATCAATTATAGAACATTGGAAGGTGATGTAAGTGATAACATTAAAGGTATATCTGGTGCAGGACTGAAGACGATTAAAAAGTGTTTTCCCATCTTCGCGGATAACCACAGATATACAGTTGATGAAATTTGTAATTACGCGGACACCCATAAGGGAAAATACAAATTATACGATACCATATTGGCTAATAAGAATATAGTGGAGAGGAATTATCAGTTGATGCAGTTGAATGATAGCCAAATACAAAGTTTCACTCAATTACGTATAAACGAAATATTGGACCAGAATTGTAAAAAGCTAAATCGGTTTGAGTTTAGCAAACTTGTAACGGCCGACAAGATATGGAATAATATTCCAAACTACGGAGTGTGGTTGGGGGAAGTGTTTAATAGATTAGATAATTTTGTAAAGTAATTTTGGTGTTTTTGTAAATTTATTATATTTATAATCGGAGGCTATACAACCCCATCGGGTGAAAAGAACCACGCACAAGTGTGGTTCTTTTTTTATACTTTTTTAATACATTTTTGACACTACTTATAGACGGTGAATAATCTAGACGATATCCGAAGAATCAATTATAGAGATTTGGAAAATATCGTAGATGATCATATTGAAAGAATGCAAGAAGATGGCGGAGATTCTTTTAGATCACTTCAAAAAATTTACTCTGACATTCTCGATACGATTAACGATCCAATAAATCGAGCTGGATTAGATCCCAATTACGAAACGTTGTTAAACAAAATCCACAACAAAATCCACGATATAATAAATTGAGTCAGTCTCCTACTCCTTCCACCCCTTAGGCGGAGTTGCGTATTTTGGAAAACTATTTGGGAAAGAAACTTGTGGTTTACTGGCCTGTATCACACCCATCTCAACAAGAGATGCTCGAGATGCATAATAGATATCAAATGGATGAAATACACTCCCACGGTTAAAATCAGCAGAAGTAACCTTGCTTTCTTTCGACTGTCCCCATGTAGAACCCATGTCAAATGAAAGTGATTTTGTATTAGAATCTACGCCGGTTGACGATCTGAATACACTATTAAGACCTGTGACGGTCACATCATCAACACAATTCCCATATGTAGCAGATATCCACGTTGGGGAATTTGTAGAATTAGCGGTGAGTGTATAGTTTACATTTTCATTATAAATCCTAACACCGATAACGCCACAGTTAATTGTGAGTTCGGCTGATTTGGATGATGCATATGAATTTTCCTTTTTAGAAAATTTGAACGCCCCAACCTTTTCGTCGCTGTAACGAAATCCCTTTATTCTATACGAATTATAACCGTTTATTATATAACCACTATCAACTTCTCCAGATGGTTCTCCGTTTAATACGTTCAAACCATCGACACTTGACACTGCTAGAACTTTATTAAAACCATTATTTTTAATAAGAATTTCATATTCGCTACCGTCTTTTGCTTCAACGTAAACTTTTCCGTCTTTGTAATATTTGGCGGTGGAATTTCCGTTGACTAAGATATCAACACTAACATCATTTGAATAATACATAATTTATCTTTCTTTTTATAAAAGCTGGACTACACCAGATTTCACATATAAGTAGTGTCGAATTTTTAAAAGAATTTGTCTTTTTACCTTTATGTTGGTAGAGTCAATATCTACTGGTAGTAACAGACAAACAAATATGGAAAAACAAATTATCGACAATTTGAAAAAATACGGATCTGAATTTCAGGTCAAATGTATCTCTAGTCTCCTTAGTGATAAGTCTTTCTTAGAGAGAATATGTGATATAGCAGACCCAACGAGTTTTGAATCGGATGCGCATCAGTGGATTGTAAAAACAATCGTGTCATACTTTATGACATATAAAGATCTACCAACCTTAAACGTTTTCAAGGTTCACGTAGATACAATTGAGACGGAAATTCTTAAAAAGACGGTTATTGACCAACTTAAAGTAGTTTATCAAAAGATAAGTGAGAGTGATATTACGTTCGTAAAAGAACAGTATTTGGAATTTTGTAAGAATCAGAAAATGAAGTCGGCTATTATGGACAGTGTCGATTTGATTAGAAATGGTGAATACGATAAAATTTCACACATAGTTCAAGACGCTTTGAAGGCTGGTATGGAAAGAAATGTCGGTCACGATTACATTGTTGATATTGAGAATCGAATGAGTCAGATGGCGAGAAAGACACTTAAAACAAATTGGGAAGTTATTGATTCCATCATGGATGGGGGACTTGCTTCCGGTGAATTGGGAGTGGTGACCGCCTGTGCTGGAGCTGGTAAATGTGTAGGACCGAATACTGAAATAGAAATAGAATACCATGAAATCGGACTAGAAATCAAAGGAAACTCTGGAAATCCATATGTGATCTGGCTCAATCCTCTTACAAAGTATGATTTCTGTGACAAACTTTTATATGGTTGGCAGATAGAAAATGTTCTTTATGAAATAGAAAAGTTACATGTGCCGGATGTGGAAAGTGTAGTGGAATAAAAATTCAAGTTTTATGTTTAACAACACTATTTATATACATGAAATTAAAATGTAGTATATGTGGTGTGGAATTCAAAAGCTTGTTAAGTCATGTCAAATCGAAACATGACATGAAACCGTCTAAATATAGAGAAATTTATGGTGTGAAAACGATGACAGTATATTCCGATGAACAGAAAAGGAGCATGTCAGATTCTCAGAAGAGGAGGTTCTCAAATGAAAGTGAACGGAAGAAGAATAGTGACAGACAGAAGAACGGCGCATCATGTTTCACTGAAACATATTGGATAAAACGTGGAATGTCCAGTATCGAATCGAAAAATAAGGTATCGGAGATACAAAAAGAAAATGCGAAAAAATCTATTTTAAAAACAAAACCGGAATACTCTCATTTTAATAAACAATATTGGATAATAAAAAAGGGATTATCTGAAGAAGATGCGGTAAAAAGAGTGTCCGAATTACAATCAATTTTATCATTTAGATCGTCTAAATTTAAAGGAAAAGTT